TCGTCTAGAATCAAGAGGTTAGTATCCACAGAATTCTTGAGCTTAGCAATAGAACGCCAAGTAAGCAGCAGAGCGATATCAATACGAGCTTTTTCTCCTTCACTGAAAGACTCATACGAAAAAACATCACGGTATCTAGATTTGATTGTCTCTTCAAAGTTCTCATCGAGAGTAAAGTTTACATAAAACTCCATGCTCTGAAGATAATGACTGATCATCTTATTCATCGTAGGAAGATAAGTCTTGATAATTCTAGTCTTAATACCACTGTCTTTGAGGAGTTTAGATGCAACACTTAATGTGTCTTTATCTTTTCTACATTCCTCTAACTGAGATGCTAACTCTTTCTTCTCTCCTACAAGAGACTTCAGTGTTTCATACTCTGCTTTCGCATCAGCATTGTCTTTAGTCAGATCATCAATCTCTTGGTTGATATCATTGATAGTTTTTCTGATAGAAGTAATCTCGTAGTTAGTTTGATTGAGACTAGTATTGAGTTCGTTTACTTCTGTAGATAATTCAGTAAACTTTGCGAACCTATTTTCTTCTTGTTCGATAGCAGTATTGAGATCATTCCACCCAATAGTCATCTCATCAACTTTGCTCTTACCGCTAGCAATCTTTTCTTCCCTGAAGTCATCTGCTAGATCTTGTGTACACACAGGACACACATGATTGTCTTCAAAGAACTCATGTTCTTTCTTACATGTGTTCAACTTATGTGTTAACTTAATCAAGTATGTGTTCAACTTACTAAGTTTTGCACTGGACTCTTGATAGTCCTTCATATCTTTATTAAGTTTTTCGATTTGTTGTGTGATGTTTGCAACAATGGTGCTATTATCAGTTTCCTTTTGCTGATATTCAGCAATTTTTGCCCTCTTTCTGTCAATCTCTTCCTTGTCTCTCTTCTCCAAATTCATCATGTGTTCTTTTTGGAGAGCAATCTTATTCTTCACTACCTCCAAAGAGTAATCAACTTCTCTAAGTTCTTCACTGTTGATCTTGACCTTACCTTTCAGATTATCATTCATCGTAGAGAAGATCTGGATGTCTAGAATGTCTTCAATGATTTCCCTTCGTTGCCCCAAGGGCATTCGCATGAAGGGGACAAACGTAGAGGCACCCAAGATAACAACTTGAGTAAATGATTTGAAGTTCATCTTCAAAACATTCTGTTCAAAATTCTTTTGTTGATCTGCAACGGAAGCTTCTTGATTCCACAACTGTCCGTTCACAGTAATCTCAAACTTGTTTGGTTTGATACCACGCAACACATGATACTCATTATTACCAATACTAAATTCAACCTCAACAACAGTATCCTTTTCATTGATACTATTGACCAAAGATCCTTTGCTAATTTTACGGAAAGGTTTTCCAAACAAAGAAAAAGTAAGAGCATCCAAGATGGTGCTCTTACCTGCTCCGTTAGTTCCAACGATTAAATTTGTTTTTGCAGTAGTTAAGTTCACTTCTGAGAAGGTGTTACCCGTGCTCAAGAAGTTTTTCCAACGAACACTTTTAAACGTAATCATAAAACACGAGGTGGGATTATCAAATCGTCTTTAGAGAACACAACATACTCGTGTCCCTGTGACTCACATGCAGTAATTATAGCATCTCCATCGATCTCTACAACATCCAATTCAGGAGCCATAGGATCTGCTAATTCATCTATCAGATATACATAACGCTCAGCATCTTCTTCCTCCTCAAACATAGGAACAATCTGAATGTCGTCATTGTTGAGAGAGAAGACCTGCTCAGGTTGACCAGTTAAAGTAAGAATATACATTGGTCATGTTACTTCACATGATTCTATGTATAGAGTCTGCATAAGCTTCTTGAGTTCGGTCTTATCTACAGAGACTTCGACTTCATCAATATACTCATTAAGTAGAGTGAGAGTATCTTTAACATTGATATCAGCATCTTCATCGATTTCAGATTCAACTAGAGTCTCAAGAATTTTAACATCATGAACTCCTTCTTGATACAACCTATCAATGAAAGAATCAAACTGAGAATACTTTCTCTTTTCCTGTACTATAATTTTAATGAAAGAATTTTTGTAAGGACTTACATCTACAGAATCGTAGTCAACCTCATTATCATTGTAGATAATCTTGTGGAAGATCTCATACGGATTCTTATACCACTTTAGTTTATCGGTCTCTGTATCATAGATATGGAAACCACGAGGATCTTTATAATCGTTCCAATAGATTTGATATGGATTACCAAGATACTGAATGTTACCATGCTTTGATTTGTGATGGAAATGTCCAGACCAAACACGCTTGAATCTACGGAACAGATTTCTATCCATACCATGATCCATAACAAGACCAGGAGTCATCTCAAACCCAGAAAGTTCTAAGTGACCACAACAAATATCTGCATCACTTCTTTCAAGTAATCCAAAGACTTCATCTTGGTTTTCTTTATTAATCCAAGGAAGCATCAGAAAAACTTTACTACCCATTAAGATTTCTTTGGGTTCAGAATAAACTTTAATATTGTCGTACTGTTCCAGAAGAAGTTCAGGTGAGTTAATCTTGTTTGTATTCTTATAATACGTACAGTGATTACCAAGAAGCATGTGAACTTCGTAATCCTTCATTCGCTTGAAATAGTTTTCATTGATGCGATTGAAGTTGTTGAAATCAATTGTCTTTCGATTATCAAATGTATCACCAAGATCAAAGACAACCTTGACTCCTTCTTTCTCTAGAGTAGGAAAGAATACATCATCATAAAACTTCTGAAAGTATTCCCAAAAAGCAAGACTGCCCTTGCGGGCATCAAGATGTTGATCAGTAATTAGAGCGATCTTCATAATTTCCCTCCAACGATTCCATCAAAAGGCTTGGAAGTCCTGCAGTTTGCCCAGTTTGTATTGATACCTTCCAAGTGAAATCTCGTTCCCGAAATGCACACCTCCCTCGTGAGTGCGGTGATGAACGGCGTACCATCCTTACCATAGCTAGACCACGTTCCAAAGCGTTTCTGTTCGACACGGAATTCTCCATAGGGAGTTTTAAACCATTCATGTTCAGCAATTTCAGGATGTTCGTTCATCTTCTTGAGTCTTATTATAAATTACAATTCTTCCGTTTTCAATAGTAAATTCTAGCACGTCATCCCATCCCCACATTAGTTCTTCATACAAAGTGTTTAGTCTTCTCATGTCTTCCCACAAAGCATTCTCATCAGTCATCAGCGGTTCATCCTAATTTCAATGTTTTCTTTAATGCTATTCATATCAGACATACCAGCAGTACCACCACTGTCGTCGATCTGCATAACGCTTGCTGCATCAGAATGATCAATGATCTTCTGTTTGATCTCCAGTTGTTTCTTCTCTTTCTGGATACGGCGTAGAAAGGCGTAGTAGATGATCTGAGTAAAGTATGCAAAAGGATTACTAGATTTCTCAGGATCAAAGTTGTCGATGTACTGCAGACAGTTCTCGATACCGTCGCAGATCATGTCCTCTCTGAATGGGTAGTTGACGAAGTTCGGTTTATAAGACAGATGAGTAGCAATCTTTAGGAAGCAATCTCCTACGTAGTTACTGACTCTTGGTTTTGGTTTACCATGTTCCTTGGCGTAGATCACCCTCTCCTTGTAAGAAGTCATTGCTTCCAACAGTTCTTTGTTGTTTACATAGTATTCTGTGTTCTTACGCCTGACCATAGTTTTCCTTTTGCATGTTTGTATCTTATCACAAAAAGGAAACTCATGCAACAGGGGCTTGACGAAACCTCAGAATATCAGTACAATAACCTTGTGAAGGTTCAAAGGAGTGTGGTAGCTTAGCTTCCTTTAAATATCTTCTCTAGTATTTTTCTTGTTTGATCTACTGATCCTACGTATCCAGGTACTATCTTTTCAGGGTTATCACGGTTACGTTCTTTTTGTTGTCTAAGTAAAGACTTTGCTTTCTTATCATCTGATAAACACTTCAGATAAAACTTCTCTACTTTCTCACAACATTCAGTCATAGTAAGAACATGTTCTCTTGGTAAGAGAAACAGATCATCAAATGTAGAATGGATCCATTCGGTTAACGTAAACCCAGTTATATTTTGATTACTCTTTCTTCTAGATACATGTTCAACTAACATTGGTTCATGTATCAAACATGTATCTTCTTCAGTCAGGTAAGATAGTCTACAAATGATCTCTTCACCTGATATCAGTTTTACGGTTGCATAAAATTCTTCTTCCATACGTTCTTATCGTAGGTTTACTTTAATAACCTCATACTTAAAGTTTTCAGACTGATAGATGTTTACTCTCTCGTTTAAATGTTTGAGTGTGTAATTCCTACCGTTAATATCGTCAGCGATATCGTATAAAGTCGCGATGTCTTTACCTTCTCCTTTACGTAAGACTCTTCCTATGGATTGCAAGTTTCTAACACGAGACTTACTAGGTGAAGCAAAGATAATATTGTGTAATCGTTTGATGTTAATACCAGTGGAGAACGTACCGTATGATGCGATAATAACGGCATTGTTTTCGGTTTC